GCAGGGGAATCATAAGGTCGGCAGAATACTGGGAAAGATCTCTAAACGCTGGTAATGTAGAATCGTCATAGCCTATGTTTCGATTAACGAGAAATCTATTCGCTACCTTTTCCGATATTTCTAGATAAAGCTCATCATAAAGAATACCCCAATCGTCGTGGATTTTTTCCACCTCGAGTTCATCTACGATCATAGTGACACTTTTTAGAATATGTCTTCCCAATTGGTCCGCATAGTTAGCACCACCACCAAAGTCGGTTAGACGTGGCATAGTTATACTGAGCCACATATTACTCAAAAGGTCTCCCATGTTTTGTGGGTTGAATTGAACTTTGATCGTTTGTCCGAATGGCCAATTTGGTACCCCACCTGGGTTAATAATATTACGACTTCTGTGATACTTTCTAAATTCCGAATGTTGTGTCATGTCTTTGTCATTAAAGAACGAGTCTTCTGGGTCTTTGGAAAGAAGATACGTATCCTGCTTTCCAATAGCCTTGAGAGAAATCTTTGCAGCTTCACCCATACTTATCTATTGATTACAATTTTTTAATATCATTCTCCCACATACTCACATGAGTCGTAGCCCTCATAATCTCGAGTTCACTTTTCGCCTGTTCAGATTCCTTCAAAAGTTCTCTCACACTTTCATCCGTGTACTGAACAGTCTTGATGTTTAGGAGATAGTCGTACGTTCCACCAATCCGAGGGAAGAGCCCTGAAAGTTGATTCTCGAGTTCTTGTTTTTTGCGACGGAACACGATGATATCACCATTGATAACCATCATAACAAAACGCGATTTGTACTCACACATTTTGGATTTGGTTTCAAGAACTTTGATGAGATGTTCCTTGCGTTTTTTGTAGTATTCATATCGAAGTTTGATAAAGTCGGATAGAATTGACTCAGCTGTATCATATTTGTGAATACCCTTGGTTGGGTGAAACAGATGCATATTTGTTGTACGAAGTGTTTTTTGAAGTTTGAGGTCCTTGATGATATCTTTACCTGTGTAATCCTGAATAACGAAATCGACGTTTTCAGTTGTACTGTTGTTTGTGAAACTCGAAATCATCTTCTTCTCAACTAGTGCGTCTAGATGTTCCTTGTAATCTTGTGTCCAGCGACCCGGTGGTAATTCGGATACCTTCACAGTCTTTCCAATAACATTCCAAACACCTTCAGTCATCCACACGTCATCATGTTCAAAAATGCGACCCTTGAAACCCCTAAACCATGGTTTCATTTTCTTCATACTCTTACCATGGAGGTGGTTGAGGATATTGTCCCGAATATCTTTGGGATTGTAAGGTGGTACATAACAACTGAACCCTGTACCGATTCCTTCTGTACCATTAATAAGAACCGTGGGTAGCGTAGGCATGTAAAAGTCTGGTTCAATAGAACGACCATCATCGTCTAGGTAATTGAGAATGGCATCATCATTGGGGTCGAAGAGCTTTCTCGCCTCTTTTGTAAGCCTTGTGAAGATGTATCTCGTTTGGGACGCATCTTTACCACCCATGAGTCGTGTACCAAATTGCCCACATGGCTCTAGGAGATTGATGTTGTTGGAACCTGTGTAATCATTGGCCAACTTCACGATAGTCTCTGCGAGAGACACTTCACCGTGATGATAGGAACTCTTTTCAGCGACATATGCAGCCAATTGTGCCACCTTCATTTCAGCAGTCAGGTTCTTTTGGAAACATGAGAACATAACCTTTCGTTGTGAAGGTTTCAGACCATCAGCCATGTGTGCAATTGAGCGCTTGAGGTCTGCAAGACTGAAATTAACCAGGTCTTTGTGAATAAAGTCTGTGATGTCCAGTTGTTTAACCTTTCCATATGATACTTCAAGCTCACTCGCTTCTTTTGCTGTACTCTCAAGGAGCCACGTCTTTCGAGCATCGGCTTTCTTTTTATCGAATGCAAGAATAATCGAGTCATCAGTCATCGTATCCATGTCAAATTTGACGGTTAAATCTTGAATCTTCTTGAAATATTCTCGAGCTTCGGCAGATGTGGAGGTACCGAGACCCTTATAATACTTGATTCGCCATCCAGCCTTACCATCACCATACCAGGTTCGAAACGCTGAATCAGTGTAGAATGACTTACTCTCAGAACCCTTAGAGGCTTTGATGATGGGTGTGACCATGCTCACCACAAAGTTCAGTTTCAAAAGACTCGGCCAGAAATAGTGAATCATATTGAGAATGAGACCCTTGATATGAGAACCGTCATTATCTGCATCAGTCATAATCATGAGACGACCGTAGCGAAGTTCTGACACACTCGTGTATTCCTTCCCTTGTTGAAGTCCCAAAATCTTTTTGAGATCATTGAACTCCTGGTTGGAGGTGAGTTGTGCCACTGAAGAATCTCTCACATTCTTACACTTACCACGGAGAGGGAAGACACCGTAGTGGTCTCGACCAACCACCGAGAGGCCAGCAACCGCGAGGGTTTTAGCCGAATCACCCTCTGTCACGATGAGGGTACATTTACCAGATTGAGCCGTACCAGCCTTGTTTGCATCGTCCAATTTGGGGATCCCAGTAATTTTAGACTTACGAGCACCATCAGTCTTCTTGAGTTCCTTCATCTCCTTGAACTTTGAGAGTGCCGTGAGCTCATCAGCGATACCAGTCTTGAGGACATTCTTAACGAATGTCTTGGGTAGTTCAAACTTGGAACCAAAGTCCTGTGCCTTGAGTGTGCACTCAGATTTGACTTGACTTGAGAAGGTTGGATTCTCAAGGGTAGCCTTTACAAAGATATTGAAGGTATTCTTCACTTGTTGGGGCTTCAACTTAATCTTTTTGGCCATCTCTTCGATAATACCTGCTGCAACTAGGGATGCCACATGATCTACGTGGGTTCCACCTTTGGTTGTACAGATACCATTGACAAAGGAAACCTGTTCTAGACCATTTTCAGAAGGACCGATACACACAGACCAACGGTCTCCCGCAACTGATGTGACATTCTCAACACCTTCATGCATCTTGGCATAGGTGTCGAGGTTCTGTTTGGGTAGAACATCCCCATTGAACTTCACCTTACAGTTTGGGGTTGTACAGATGTTTGCATCCCATACCCGCTTCTGGAAAATCTTGTAGATTGCATTCTCCATCTTGGAAAGACCAAACCTTCGCCAGTCGGGGACAAAGGTGATAGAAACGGATGACGTGGCCCCGCTATGCTTTTTGATTTTTGGTGGTTCACACACGGTCATATTCTTAGACCATTTCTGTGAGTAAGTCTGTTTGTTTTCATGATCTTTGATGACGATAGAAAACTCAGATGAATAGATGTTTGTCAGTTTAGCCCCATAGCCATTGCGTCCTCCTACGACACGCTTCTTGGAATCGTCATAGTTGGTACTTGTGAGGAGGTGCCCAAATGTAAGTTCAGGGTTCCACAGACCCTCTTTTTCGTGCATACGAACACCGATACCACCGAGGGGTCCATTGTTCTCGATAGACACGGCCCCAGAGTCCTTGTCGATATCGACGGAGATGGAAGAAACATTTTTTGGGTGCATAGAGTTGCGGTCGATTGCGTTGACAAGGATCTCGTCAAAGATTTTCAAGAGAGCTGGGGAATACTTGAGGTTCTTCTTCTCAAACTGTGATTTATTACTGTTGAGAACCCAATACGGTTCGACATTCAAGTCGACGGGACCGACATATGAGTCAGGTCTCTTGAGAATATGTTCAATGTGGGTGAGTTTTTGAACCGATTCCATGATAATATTACAAGTCTAACTTTTAACTTAGGTAGAAGTAGTACTGAAATATTATATAAGGTGGTATCAACATGAATATGTTAAACATAACTTACTAAATTTCTTTTTATTAAAATTTAATCTCTAATTTATATTTTTCAATCACTTAATCTTGGAATTAATCTTTACCCTCAAAATCTTTGCCTCTTCATTGTCAATCAGTTTGTTTACTAAGAGATCTTGGATCTGACGAAGATCACTTTTAACCTTGGGCCAGTCAGTAGAAGAGGTTGGTGGGTCTTCGTCATCTACATGTCCAATCGTGTAGTCGTCCCTAATTTTGGACAGAGGGACTCCCCGGAACCTGACACAGTCCCAACCATTATCGGTCTTGAGTGACTGATTTGTTGAGCGCTTCACACACTTAGAAAACGAGGAAACTGTTTGAAAAACGCGACGATTCCAGCTGATGGAGCCGTCCTCAAGCAAGTCTGCAACTACATGATTGTTCCTGTAAGAGAGAGAGATTAGACCCTTACCCGCTCTGAGAAGACCAACATCGATGAGGTGTTTCAGACTGGTTTTAGAGTGAGGCATTTTTTGCTTTTGTTTTCTCAGTCCTTGTGATACCACTTAGGTTTCATTTAAAAACAAATGTCCATACAAAATATATGCTCACCCTCGCCATTGTCAAGCCCCATGTGAACACTGCTCGCAGGTTTGAGAAGCGTATCAACAAGACCATCGTCAAATCAGCGGTGAACATCATCGACAAAGCCTACAAGGACCGCGACTATGCTCGGTTCTATGTTCTCGAGACGGTTGCACGTGTCCCATACTTTTCGTTTGTGTCCGTTCTACACCTCTACGAGACTCTGGGTATATCACGGAAAGCTGATTACCTAGAGACCCACTTCGCACAGACGGTCAATGAGTACCACCATCTCCTCATCATGGAGGACTTGGGTGGTGATGAGCGCTTTGTTGACCGATTCTTCGCACAACATACAGCCTTCGCATACTACTGGTTGACATGTCTCTTGTATGTAGTGTCACCGAGAATGGCGTACAATCTCTCTGAACAGGTTGAGGAACATGCGTATCATACCTACGACGAATTCCTCAAACAGAATGGGACGAGTCTTTCACTTGAGCGTCCACCAGCTGTGGCTGTCAACTACTATGAGGATATCAACAATTTGTACGATGTCTTTGTGAATGTTCGCAACGATGAAGGAGACCATGTGAAGACGATGCAAGATTGTCAACTGGAACTTGATGAGAGATGAAAGACTCTTTTAAATATTTCAAGAGCTGCTGCGACAGCTACTGGTACGTATATTTCTTTGAATCTGGGTCTCGATCTCGATCTTTTTAGTTTGTTGTGTATATTTTTTATAGACCCACACAGCTTGATATAAGTTCCTTCGGGTATTTCGTTTTTGTACTCATCAACAGTTTCCATGATGATAGATAAGTCGGGGTCTGTCGACATTATTGTAGAGTAATATTTTCTTTGGGTACGATAAGAAGAGATGTATTTCTATTTGATTATTGCAATTTTCATTCTAATTGTCATGATGCAGAACAAGACTAGAGGTATGAAAAGTTCAATTGAGAAATTGGTCAGACAATCTGCTCGATATGCTACAGCTGCTCAACAGGATAAGTCTCCAGTCATAGCTATTCTCCATGCAAACTATGCGACTGCTTATCTCTACGCTCTTAAAGATATTGCGACCGAAACACAGATTCATAATGCGACTGGTATAGATGTGAAGAAGTTCAAGGAGCATGTGATTAATGTACAAGATATGGTGACTAAGAAAACGACTGAAACATGCCCAGAATTTGCGGGACAGGTTGACATCTATCTCGCAGAAATTGGGGGTGAAGCCTGAACACCTAAGTGAAACTCAAAAATGATAAAAGTAAGTCTAAAAAAATGGAAGTCATTCGTGATTCAACGTGGGAGCAGTGCCTGACCAATGCGGCCAAGATGTACAGGGTCAGTGAACCCGACGAAAGATGCTATCATCTGGCAGATGCAACGTGGAAGTGTAAAATGTCATACAAACGACATGAAGAGAAGAAGGATAGTCGAAAGCTCATCGTGATTGACAAACCACCCGAGGCTTCAATCACTTCACGGACACATGCTAAAACCTGTCAGGCAACTACTATGTCTGGTAAAGCTTGTTCATTCAAGGCGGTGTGTGGAGATTTTTGCAAAAAACATCGGATTGATAAAGCTCCTCTCGGAAAGAAGGTTGAAATAAAATCCTAGAGTACTATAAATGTTAGATCAGGAGAGTCTTAGACCTGTAATAATAGCGATGACCCTTTACATCATCGTAAATGTTCTTCTTCCTCGTATTGTCACCAAACCCACTGGTTTCCAACCCTTTGATGACATTGTCATGACTAGCATTGCTCAGCGCGATTCCTTAATGAGTGGTACTATCCTCATTGGTCTTATCGTTCTTGGTACCAATTACATTCAGGATGAATTCTTCTAAGACATTCTTCCTTCCAACTAGATTTTTCGTGTGTTCGTGATCCATATGACGAACACGAGTATCATACGCATGCCTCATGAACTCCAAGAGTTGGTCAAAGTTTGGTTCACCCCAAACCATACCCTTTTTGAAGAGAAAATCATCTCTCTCCAACTCTTGAAGTCCACAGTCAATCGTATATGGTGTCTTGATATATTCCGGTGCACCACCATAGTTCGTGATGATAACCGGTTTATCTCGCATAGCAGCTTCTACAGCACCCATACCAACACCTTCTGAATGAGAGAACCCCACATAACAATCACAGCGATTGTGGAGAGTATCCATATCTTCCTCGGATAACATATCATTGATGACTTCGACTCGTGGAAACTGAATTTGCACAGCTTGATTACTGGTGGCTTTTACGACGAGACGTGTATTCGGTTCATTTAGACGAGCGAACGCCTGAAGAATGTCTCTGAATTTCTTTCTGGGGTCCATGATGTTTCCGATGTGATAAAATGTATACGGTTTCTCCTTTGGTTGAGGGATATGTGCATGAATCACGTAAAATTCATTATCGGGAAACTGTCGAGAGAGAACTCGTTTACAAAATTCACTTGGCACTGCGACCCGTTTAAACTCTTTCATGATGAGGCCATAGTCTTCGTGAACCGTTTCCGTTTCACACACAGTCATACAGGCTAAGTTTTTTACCTTTGTTTTCGCATATTTGATATATTCGATGTGATCGCGTGTTGGAATTACAAATATCAGGCCGTTATCACTTTCAGGTAATTGTTTACCTATCTCACAGTATTGACCATCGGGTAGAAATAGTTCAACATATTTCAGAGCATGCTGTCCTATCCCAGTTTTCAGATGAGGACCGATGATAATCATTTGGTATAAAGATAATCTTTCTTTTATATATAGTAACATGAACCCTCTCATCAAAGAAATCGAAGATGAAATGAAGCGTACCCGCCTTGACAAGAACCGCCTATATGGTCTCTTGACTAAGATTGTTGAGAACTGTGGTGGTGGTTCCGGTGGTGCTGGCGCTCAGGGTCCCCCCGGCCCCGCTGGTCCTCCAGGCCCTGCTGGCCCCCGTGGTGTTGCCGGCCCCCCTGGTCCTGCCGCTCCCACCGCTCCCGCTCCCGCTCCCGCTCCTGCTCCTACCACCGATGCTCCCGCTAAGAAGGCTGCTCCCGCTAAGAAGGCTGCCACACCCAAGAAGAAGGCCGCGACGACTGCTTAAATACGAAATCAATATAAAGTTAGTACCCCTATTATAAATACATGATTGCATCGACACGGATTTATAATACGGCTCACAAGGAAAGATCGGGAAAGCATTGGCGTCAGTACTCAACGGGTGCAACGAGTCGTGGTCGTCGTAAGTTTGTTGTAAATCCACCAGATTCGAAGTCAGAGGTTAAGATTGAAAAACTCGAGAAAGATTTGAAAAAGTATAAATGCGCGAATGAGAAACTAAAGATGATTGCCGGGTGGAATATTCGTGCGACACAATCTGCCCTCAAGAACTCCATGGAAATTCTTGAAATTGTAGAGGACCTTTACGGTGAAGATGCTTTTGAGTCTCCATGAAATGTATTTAAAAGTTTTAAATGATTAAAACTATAATGGAACACGTGATTTCATCATTCGCTAAAAAGCTTTATACACAAGGTAATCATGTTGGGTATGTACTGAAATATAAACACCTTCAACCCATCTGTAAAAAATGGTCGAAAAATAGAAATCCAGATATGTGCCGAGTTCACGACATGTACGACTATCATAATAGTGGTGGTTACATTCCCAAATTATTACACGTGGCTGAATTAAGGGATGAAGGTCTTGTATGTTACGACGGAAATCATCGTCGCGAATGTCTCAATATGATTGCGGATGGTGAAGTAGACTGTATTATTGATGTCATGTTTGAAGCAACAAATGACGATATATTAGACTCATTTAAAACAATTAATAAATCTGTTGACGTTCCCGAAATTTATCTCGAAGATTCAATGAACATAAAAGATGATGTTTTAGAACTTGTTAAAAAGTATGAAACAGAATTTAAAATGTTTATATCTAAGTCGTCTAAATGTAGAAGCCCTAATTTTAATCGAGACGTATTTACGGAAAACATAACTAAAATATATCGTTTCTTAGATGGATGTAAATCTGTGAAAGAAATTGGGGAGTTGTTAAATATTTTAAATCAAGAATACTCAAAAAATAAGATATGTAAGTCTCATTCACAATACAAGGAAAATGTAATTGAAAAATGTAAAAAACATAACCTTTGGTTATTTCTCGAAAGAGAAATTCCATGCGAACATGTCGAAAAGGTTGTACATAAAAAGAGATTTGGTTTTTTTTAAGTGTCCCCATAAATCTCGAGAATATCTCGTACGATGGGACTTCTCTCGATGTCTTTAAAGTCAAACTTGATATACTCGATTCGTTTAGTGCGTTTACCATCTAACCGTTTACATATATCTATGAGACCGTTATCTTCATATTTCCGATCATGTTGTTTAGGATCACCAGTTATGACCATCTTACTACCTTCACCGATACGAGTGAGCAACATCTTCATTTGATTTGGTGTTGAGTTTTGCATTTCATCTGCGATGATGAACGCTTCTTTGAATGTTCGTCCTCTCATATACGCCAGTGGACATATTTCAATTATCTTCTCTTTGATCATGTACTGAATATCACCTTGACTGTAGAATTCACTAAATACATCCATGATGGGTCTGGTCCATGGGTCCATTTTCTCTTCTAGAGTTCCGGGGAGATAGCCTATATCTTCTTCAACAGATACAACTGGTCGGGTTAAAATGATTTTCTTGTATGATTTATCGTTATAACCAGATATAGCTGCATAGCACGCTAACATGGTTTTACCCGTACCTGCGGGTCCTACCGCAAACACCATTGGTTTACTCATACTGTAAAGTACCCGGTTGTACTCCTTTTGATGGTCATTTTTTGGTGTTATGTTTGGATGTACTTCCCCTAATTCCATCTCTTCATTGAAGTAGAGTTCACTGTCTTCATATGATGATGAAAGTGAAATTTTTAGATTGTTGCGGCCTCTTTTACCTCCCATACTTTTTACGCAGAAGATTTATTGACCCACCATATAAACCCACCTAAAATTGAAGCCAAAACGGCGACTAGTAAACCAAATGAATATTTTTTAGGGTTTTCCTCTGGGGGTTTGTCAGGAAGCCTTTCAACATTATGATTTAGTCTATCAATTTTCTGTAATAACTTTTCGAGTGCCCTCAGGATTTGAAGTTCTCTATCTTTTGGTTTCTCTTTTACATTTACTGTGGTAATCTCAAGAATCATATACCATTTCGAATCTGGTTGAAGAGTCACGTAATCTCCATCATCCTGTTGTTCATAGATGTTGAAGTTTAATTTTTTGATAGATATAGGATTGAAGTAATTTGTATTTTGTTGGAAACGTTTCCATTGTTTATCACGGAGAACTGTATGTGACGAATGACCGAAATGTCTTTCCAGGGGAACTCTCGCTAGAATTTGTCCGTGTCGTTCATCTAATATTTGAGCAACTTTTGGAATCTCTGGACAAACGATATCTACAAACTTGGCTATATTACTTGGATGACTATCACTATTGGGGTTTGATTCACCAACTTGTGTGATGTAAAAATCTACCATCTTGATTCCCAGTACCCTACTCATGTCTTCAACGTGTGTATTGGATTTGAGTGTAAGATCTAATGAAAATGTATTATTTGTACCATTCACAAAGTTGGAATCCAGGACAATGTACTGAACCTTTTTAGGTACGTCGTCAAGCGACATTTCTAATATCACTAGAGATTATATTATGGTCCCCCCAATCGCAATAAAAACTATCATTTTCACAGGGAGTTTAGCTGCATATGGAATATACGATGTGCACAAACTTTTAAAGAGTATAAAAAAGAACGGCACTATTAAATAAACAATGATTTATCTTCAGGCTTTTATCCAAACTCTGACATCCATGGGACCTCATTACATCACAAACACCTATAAATGGGTTAAGATGGCTGTTTGGGATGCCCCGTATCGTGTATGGCTGGATGTCGAACTTGAAAAAATTTCAATTGATCGGTATGAATTGGAACAAAAGGCGTTTAAACGTGAAGAGTGGAAAAAAGAAGCTCTTGATGATGAGGAACCTAAGTCGGAGTAAAATATGATGAAAATTAACAATGACTGATTACGTTCTCCCTATCAACGAACTGTTCGTTCATTCGAGTGTTCCACTTGGAATTCCTGGATTGGCGACTGACGATCTGAGAATTGCATTTCTGCAGGCTACCTCTCCTCTGTGTCCGGACGTCCAGCGTAAAATCTGGGAAGAAGTTATTTACTGCACCAAACCCATCGAACCACCCCCAGCTCCTAAAAAATGCCGTTCGGTTTCTTACACTCGATCGCAGATTTCTTTGCCCCGAAACCTGTTTCCCTAACAGAAAAAAGTACGGTTGGTAAAATCATAGAAGCTGTAAATGATTGTGGTGAAAAACGATACATTGAAATCGAAGCCGAAAGAAATTATCAACAAGAAAGACGGCAAGATTTGGAAATTCTCCTTACGAAGTGTAAACGGTTATTATCCTTCGTAGAAAGAACAGATGATGTACAGGTTTTTGAGAAGATGACTTATTTTGTTGTAAAAGTCAGACAGGCTATATACCGTGGCAATGATATTCATGATTTGATTGAGGAGTTTGAAAAAATTGAAAAAAGTGTAAAAAAAAGCTCCAAGTCTTTTAAAAACCTAAGTCATGCGATGATGATGGGGTAATCATGAAACAATGGATCTCTTCCATAAAATAATGGCACTGGTCGACAAGAACTCAGACAGGATCCCGGAGGGGGATTACCTGGAGTTGTGCGACACTATCCAAGAGTTGCGAGAACATGTGAAGCCGCCATCATTCCTTGACCAAACTCTACCCACATGGATAAGTGATTATGACCCAGTTAGAGATGGACCCCCGGTCTACCAACCTACTGTACCCATGACTGATGGGCAACCACGTGTCTGGATGGATGATTCGTTGCCATCTGATCCTGATACTGTTGCCCAACGAGAACGAGAGCAAATTCGTCATCGATGGAGAGAGCTTGATGAAGAGGTTATGTATCCAGGATTGAATCAGTTTTTGCAGGAATTACATGAGGATTGGGCTGCAACGGATCACGACGGACCAGTTGAACCTGGGTTTTATTATCCTCCACCGAGGCAAGCCATGCATGGTGGTACCACTGTTGTTGAAGTCACTCTAACGTCTGGGCCTGACACGTAAACTATTGAGATCTCGCCAAGCATCTCGAATTACTCGTGGTGGAGCTGAAGGGTCCACTCTAGCTGAAGAGCGTGTTTCCATACGCGCGGAAGGATCTATCATAGCTGGTGTGTAGACATCTCTCCGTTTTGAGAGTTCTTTTAATTTAAAGTGTAATTTCTTGAGTTCATTTGATATCTTTATGTATGCCCACTCATTCCTCGTTGGGAACATCTCATCGTCATCCATAATCTCCATGATCGTTCTTATATGTTCCATACCTAAGTGAAGCCCAGAATTTATATTTTTCAAGAAAACATGGAACACCCACTCCCCACCGGTATTTTCGTTGAGATGAAACCCCCTTCAAGTGAATTTGATGACTGGACTGAGGAGGATTTTGAGAATGAAATCAAAAGACTTCGAGAGTGTATCAAAGAACTCGAGTCCAAAAAAGTGACGCGTGTAGATTACGAAGAGGTTGTACTGGATCCACCTGACGATGACGATGACGATATCATGCACGATCCCGATGTTCGTGAGATGGTTGAAAATGGTGAACACACCTGTCACATGTTTGACGCACTTTGCCAAGCATGTGAAGATGACGAGGAGGAAGAGGAGACCGAAGAAGAGGTTGAAGATGCCGCGATTCGACATGTTGACAGGTTGCGTGCACACTTTTGTTAATCATCACCGAGTAGGTCAATTTCTTTTTCGTATGTGTGAGACATGAGTATAGATTTTAGGTCTCTTGTAAATGTAATATGCTTTTTTGGAATATCACCCCAAAGTCGTTCATTCGATACAAACGCGTCTAGAGCTCCATCCCGTAAAAGTGGTTCGAGGAGTAGCCAGTTTGGTTCACTGTACCGAATCTTTTTACACCCTCTCGCAAATTTCCGTGAATATATGTACCACGCAGCGATACTTCTATAGATGTGTATGGGTCGCTTCTTTTGTTCGAGACATTTTCGAATAGAGGGAACTACAAATGTGTGAAACTTTGTAAATCCATCCATACAGATCCTATCAAGATCATCATGATTTGTCTCACTCGAAATCCTTTCTTCAACTTTATCGATATACTCGTATACATCAAATGGGAGATCAATATCAAGTGAAGGGATAATTTCTTCTTCTTGCAACATTCTAAAATGTTTGCGATGTGCAGTATCATTCATCACTTGGTCGAAGGTGTCGTACCCTGAGAGAGCCCCAAGGTAGGCGAGTGAAGTGTGACCACCATTGAGAATCCGAATCTTTGTCTCTTCATAAGGTTCGATGTCATTTGTTATAATGGCACCAACTTGAGATAAATCTGGAAAGTCGGAAGCAAATTTATCTTCAATAACCCATTGGGTATATTCTTCACTTTGTATGGCACTGTTTCCCCATGAAGGAAAGAGTTCTTCAACTTCTCGGCGTACAATATCCGTTGTACGTGGTGTGATACGGTCAACCATACACGATGGGAACTTAACATTCTCTCTTACCCAATCCGCGAGTTCATATTGATTGGTTTGGTAGAGATATGCTAAAAATTGAGTTTCAAGAACGATACCATTTTGACGAATGTTATCGCAGCACATGACAGTGATTGGGGTCTTTCGGTTTCTAAGACCACATGCGAGATATTCAAACAAGGGAGATCCGGGTGCATACCCACTTTCAGTCACGGTTACGGTCACCAATTGAACACTTGAGAGTGCAAGCATGTGTTTCGCAACGGTTCTGTTTTTGGTCCAGTCTATGTAGTCTAGATGAGACCTTACGAGTCTATAGGATGAAGGTGTTTTGAGAACATAATCATCAATTTCACGAAACCCTTCATTTCTTAGATTAACGGCTACGATACCCCATCGAAGATCACCGGTTTTTTCCATGTAATCATCTATATACATGGCCTGATGAGCTCTATGAAAATTACCATAGCCAATATGAACTATACCCGTTTGACACTCGGATTTATCATATGTTGTCTTATACATACGTTAAAATTAGTTAGATATTATTATTTAAGTGAGTTTTTAAAAAGTCTTTCAAGTCTTGGTTTCTCCTTATTCATGAATACAGTAAGTTTGGTGACGTCTCCTTCAATGAGAACCTGTCCATGTTGAGTG